TGAAACTCGACGCGCTCTAGGGCCGACAATCGCCGGACGAAGATTTTACCGTCGGCTGTTGGCCATTCCGGCGTAGGGACGGGGATCGGCTTGCGATCTGCCGTGCCGGCGATAAGTTCGAGGAAGTTCATGCTTGCTCCGCTCCTTATGAATTGCCGCTTCCTGTGCGGCGCATCTTGAACACATACTCGGTCGTAGTTTGGCCATCCAACGCCCCGCCGGGATGCGTACTGATACATTCCGTGGTGTAACTGCCGGCCGTCGTTCCCACCGATCCCCCGTCGTTCCAACTCATGGCGGCTGCCCCGGTGGCCTTGGCCAAGCACTGCGGTCCGCCCAGGGCGACGATGGTCAGGGTTTCGTCAACGATCCCAGGCCGGTAAAGGTTGTCGGTATCGTTCGCGCCGCTGCACTCGACGGGCGTTGCCGACGAGGTGTAGTTTGCAGAAATCAGCCCGGTAAAGGCGGTGCCTCCGAAGGAAAACGAACTGCCGTTGAACCCCAGGTCAGCGATCGAGTTGGCATAGGTGATCGCGGACAAGCTGCTGACGCCCGGCATGGCCGTGAAACTCGATTCAATGCGGCCGTCTTTCCGGCCACTGACGCTCATCTGCGTAATGAGCGCCTCGGCGTAGCTCTTGGTTACGGGCGTCGTGGCTCCGCCGCCGGCAATCGAAGCGGCGATGTTGACGATCTTCCCGGCAACGGGGATGTTGCTGCCCAGACACGATGCGCTGAAGGAATTCTTGGGCAGACCGGTCCCGTGCAGGTGGGTGGTGTCGGTTGAACCGGTGGTGTCGAAGTCGGCCGGGTCGTTTGGTTGGTGCAGGTCCGTCAGGGGCGCGACGGCAATGCCGTTGAACGTGACGGTCGATCCATTCCAACCGTAATCGAGAACTGACATGGTTCGTGTCCTTAGCTCAGAAGAGTTTGGAGGTTGCTGTTCATTTCCTCGGTGGCGATCGTGGCGGCCTGATTCGACTGGTGTTCCGCGCTGGCCATGAAGTCCTTTGCCGGCGCTGCCTTGACGCGCCGGGCAAAGAACGTCCCGCCGCCGATCATCAGCGGAAACGCCTTGGCCGACTTTGGCTTAAAAATCGCGTGCCGGCCGCGCTGCACGAAACGGGCATAGGCGACGGGGTTCTTAATCCGCAGCGTTGTCGGCGTCGTGTTCGTGAACTTCTTGGACATTCGCTTCAGCCGGCTCTTGCCGCTCTTGCTCGTCACGACTTGCACGGCACGGGCGTAACCGCGGCGGGGTCCGCTCGCGACGAAGCCACAAAACGTAGCCGGGTAGTATTTTGCTTTGCTGCTGCCGATGGACTGCTTGAGCGTGCCGGCGTCAGTCGGGGCCTCGCCTTTCTCGATTGCGGCGAGAAACTCGCTGGCCTTCTGGAGGGCCGGGATCATGACCTTCTTGCCGATGTCCTTCGAGAGGTCATCCAAGGCGCGGATCGCGGCGGGAATCTTGTTCTGCCGGTCCAAGAACTTCTGAATCTTCACGTCGCCCGCTACGAGGGCGGAGTATTCTTCCGCGGTGTGGTGCCGCTGAAACCAGTTCAGATAGTTTTGCATCTTGCCGGCCATGTCAAGCAACTCCTACGTCGCAGAAAAATTCCGCGATAATGGGGACATGGAATTCCGACTTTTCGTAGAGGTGATCGTTGAGGTGATCGCCCGCAATAACAGTGGGCTTCTGCGTGGAAAAGACGGTCGCGAATTGTCGCGCGCCGAGCAACCAGGTAGCGAACACGTCAACGAATTCTTCCAGCGGGTCTATCTCCGCGTCGTTCGTCGGGTCCGCAACTTGGATCGTGACGAGCATTCCCAGGGTTACGGTGATTCGTGCCGCGCCCCAGCCGATGCGCTCATAGTCCGTATTGACCGGGGCAAAGATCAACTGCAAGACGCTGGCCGCCGTGCCGGGGGCTGCGGCCTTTTCAGTGGCGTCCACAAATTGCCGTCTATACGCTGCGGTGTAGGGAATCGCGAACAGTTCGGGGTTTTCCGCAAGCTGCGCGATGATGTCGGTAGCGATGTCTTTTGCGTAGCTCATCCGGAAACCTCCTTCATGCGGAGGTTGTACGTCCCCGATTCCGCCGAAAGATCGTAGGGCCGCATCCCATTGGGTGCAAGCAGGGCGTAGACGTGCTGAACGCCGTCAGCGAGAGCGACGGTCAATCGGTCGTTTTGCTGCGGCAGCCCGAAGCCCGTAGCTGCCCAGGCATCGGCTGAGACTTCAAACACCAGGCCGATCCATTCTTCGATAGCCGCCCCGTGGTCATCCTCGGAGGCCCAGTCGGCCTTGGTGGGGATGACGATCAAGGGCCGGTTGCTCCCGGCGCGGCTGTACACTCCCCGAAAACCCTGACTTTGTTCCAGGGCCGGCATCAGCTTCTTTCTGATATTGGCGGAAAGGGTTCCGTTCATGACTGCATGACAAAAGACCGTCCCTCTTGGTGGATGTTGACGGCTTTTTCTCGACTGAAACGCGTCGCCGCCTCGCGCGGGCCAGCCTCATCGTAATCGTGGCCGGCGAGAATGCCGCCGGGCTTGATTTTGGGGAACCACGCGCAGAGGTCGGCATAGACCGCCGCCGCTTCGTGGTCGGCGTCGATAAAGACGAAATCGAGACAGTTATCCGGGTAGCGGTCTGCACATTGCGTGGAATCGCCGCGGATCGGCACGACCAATTCTTCCACACCGCATGCTCGCAAGTTCCTCTGCCAGTCGAGGAATAGGTTGCCGCGTGCCGCAACATAATCCCGCGTTGCTGGGCTGATTGCATGGCCCGCGTTGTCGGGCGTGTTACTGCCGCCGAGCCAGTTATCCACGGCGTCGAAGCGAATCAACTTGCCGCTGCGTTTGATTTCTGCCGCCATGTACGCGGCCGATTTTCCAAGCCAGGAGCCCACCTCGACAAAGTGCGCCGGCTTGCCGTTGACGGCCTGCACCCGCTGCTTGTAGAGGTCCGGGAAATCGAACCAGCCCTCAAGGTCAAGATGCGTCATCGGCCCCAATTCCCAAAGATTCCGCGTTTCCTCATCGTGGTCTTCGCGGCCCCAGGTTGGGCGATTGACGAACGGGATCGAACCGTTGTAGTGCCGCACTTCCGGCAGCCAGGTTGCAAAATACCTTGCACCCAGGCGATGGAGGCACCGTGAAAAATGCCAGTCTTCCGATTCCCGCTGATACCTCCATCCGTCTTTCGTGAGATATGTTTTGCGGGGAAAGTTCATTTCAATTGCCGCCGCGCCGTTCTCTTCCGTCTGGAAAATCGGCTTGCGAAGATCGGCAACGAAGAAACCCGTATTTACGAGAAGAGGGAAGCCCTCGTAGCCCACATCGGCAGCATTGAATGTGCGCGGCAGCGAAGGAAGCTCTTTGCCAGCCACGCGCCGATAGCCGCCCCAGCAATCGCCCGGCAACGAAACTGCCGTAGAGGTCACGTTGCGGAAATCCTTGAGCGGCACAACGGCCGAAACAAGGTCCGCATCAAGCCGCTCGCATTCTTCAATCAGCACGTCGATTCCGCCGGCTTCGATACCGATGTCGGAATGAATCTGGACATAGTGCGTGATCTCGCCCTTGCGGGCACGCTCCAACGCGGTAGCCCATAGAATGTCCTGATCGTCGAAACCGTTGCCGGAAAAATCAAAGCCGCATTTGTGCTGCCGTGATCCCTCGACTGCTGCCTTGATTGATGCTGGGCAAAAACTGCTGCCCGGCATCCCCACCATGATGTTAAATGTCATTCCTCGGTCCCTTCGCTATTAGGGTTTCGCTTTCCAAAATAAAAGTCACGCCGGCGGGCGAAAGCGAAGGCACCCGCCGGCGTAACAGCAACTAACTTAGCTCGGAAGCAACGGACTGCTGTAGAACACCAGCCCGTTCGCAGCCGTGGGCGTGAACTCCGCCACGGTGAGAGCTGCCATGTTCAGCGACGAATTCGCCGAGAGTGCGTTGATTGTGCCTCCCGCTGGCGGATAGACGAACAGGCCACCCGCTCCGCCGTTGATGATTTTCGTGGTCGTGCTGGCCTGGAGGACCACGCCTACGGCATTGTTGCCGCCGGTCACGCGATAGTATCCGTTGGCGAGGGCCGTGGCGTTGGTAATCACCGAGCCGGCTCCGGCCGCAACCTGGATCGGTCCCGTGCCACCGCTGACGTTGATCGTGGTCGCCGCAACAACCTGCACCTCAATCCACTTGTCGCCCGAGCCATAATTGGTGAACACGGCATCGCCCGAGGTTCCGCCCGTGACGGTATAGGCTTTCGTTTGTCCGTCAAAGGTCGATCCGTCCGGCAACGTGGCCCCGGTGAGCGTGCTTCCGCTGGTGGTCGTGCCATTCAGCGAAAGCTTGTCGTTCAGCACGGCATAGCCGATGAACGTGTTGCCGCTGCTTGTCGAGGTGGCGCAATTGTTCGTGGCGTCCCAATACACCGAAGCCCGGTCAATGAAAACGTCGGTGCTCTTCTTCGGCATGATGTAGGACGGGTTCCAGTCCAGCGGGTCAATCTCGCCAAACTGGCCGGCCCGCATGGGGCTGCGGGTGACGTAGTTCTGCCCGTTGATCTGCACAAACGTGCCGGCGGGCATGATTGCCGCGATATTCAAGCTGGGGTTGGCCCCAGAGTATTGCGCGACAAGCTGCGCATTGGTGAACGGGCAGATATAGGGGTATGCCTCGCCACGGCGGCGGTGCAAGCTCCAGCCAGGGAACCTCGGTTCCGTAATAGCCATGTTCGTAATTCCTTATTTCTGGATTGAGCGTAAATTGAAAAGCACACAGGGCCGGGGCGGAAACGCCCCGGCAAAAACAGTCAGGATCATGCGCCGCTAGCCTTGACCGCGGCGCGGTACTCCATCAGCTTGCAGCCGAAGTCGAAGAATCCACGATGGGCCAAGCCCAGGACGTCGAAGTCCGCTTCCGAAGATTCCACGGTCGGGGTCTGCTGGCCGTTGAGGAACACAAGTTCCACCAAGGCCAGTTGTTCCGGCGCTGCGAACAAATACCATGCGGCATCGCTGCCGGTCGAGCCGGTCGGGGCCAATGCCGAGCCGATGTAGGGCTCGACAACAGGCTCATACTCGCCCTGGTAGATGTTCGTCGATTGGACTTCGGTGGTCGCCGCCGCGTTGGTCGAACCCAGCGCAGTAACGATCTGCCGGAGTTCCGTGGACTTGTAAATCTGCCTGGCGGTGTTTCGCAACGCGGGCGGCACCAGCAAGATTTTCGGCTGGAACATCAGCGGGCGGCCGTCGGGCTTGGTCTGCTCCTGGAACTTCTGGATGGCCACGGCCAGCGAGGTCGTGGAAAGCGCCGAGGTGCTTTGCGTGATCCCGTTGTTGGTGATCGACCCGTTGACGTAGTTTGAGTGCCCGGTCGAAAACACCGTCACACCCTGCGAATCGGTGCCGTTCAAAAACACGCTCCACACCTTTTCGGCGAGGGCATAGGCCGCCCCCATGCCGATCAGTTGCGGGATGCGGGAGAGGGCCGTCAGGTCATCGTTGATGATGTCCTGCCGCGTCGTGACGATGCCCTTGGCGTAGGTCTCGGCCGCGTTGACGTAGACGAGTTCACCCACAGTGCCATGCGGAATCTCGCCGTTGGCGCCGATTTTCTCGAAAGTCAAGTTCGCGAAGATGCGGAAGCCAGGAACCGGCTTGAAGTCCGGGGCGTTTCGCTTGCTAGAAATCTTGCTCCAGCCGTCGGAAATCATCCAAAACCCCTCGTAGAGGTATTTGTTGGCGAGATTGGAGAGGATGCCCGGCAATTGGAAGGTAGACGCCTCGGCGCGCAGGGCGTGAGGGCTCGGGTAGGCGCAGGCGAGGGCCTCGCGCACGTCGCTGTTGGTCCACGCGCCCATCGGTGGCGTGAAGCCACGGGCGCGGCCGCTGATTGCCAACAACGACTTCAGCCCCAGCCCCTTCAACTCGCGACGGTCAGCCGCCTCCAAAACTTCGGCCTTGAAATGCTTCTGCCGCTTGGCGTCGTCCATGCCAAGAGTCTTGCAGGCCGCGGCTTGGAGGACGAGCGCATCGACGTCGTTTCCGCGAGATCCGGAGACGATCTTGTCGGGACGCCCGAGTCGCATGAATTCGAGTTCCACCTTATCAGTGGACCAGTCGAGATCCGCCGCCTTGGCGCGGAGTTCATCGGCGGCCTTCCGCTTGTCCTGGTGGTCTTTCACCTCCATGCTCCAGGCCGCGCACAATTCACGGTGGCATTTCTGGATCGTGTCCAGTCGCTGGGTCTCGGCGGCGAACGTCTTGCGCATGCGCGCCGCCATTTTCTTCTCGACTTCCTTTTCCCCGCCCTCGGCGCCATCCTTGTCGTTTTTCGCGACTTCTCCGTCCTCCGCTGCCTCGGCGTGAAGCGCCTTGTAGACGGTTTGGAACTTTTCCTTGTCGCCTTGATCCATCGTATCGGGATCATGGCCCATGCTCTTCAGAAGTGCGTTGCACTTCTCTTCATTGTCGATGTCGGCCATTGCTCGTACCTTTCTTTTATGGGCCGAAGAGGCGCGGGCCTTCGCGGCGATGGAAACACGGGAGTTGGGATCGGCCCCGCGGCCGGTAATGGTGACTTCACGCAAGATCGATTTAGGCCAGTAGTAGCACGGACCGTCGATCGTTTGTCCGTTGACTTCGCGGCTTTTGCCGGACTCGATAAATTCGGCTGCGACCAGTCGGTCACAACCGATGGACGATTTCCATTGAAAACCGTTTTTTGAATTGTTGACGACTTCACGGGCAGCCGGGCCGGTTCCAGACACCACGCCTTTGAGCGACAGGCTTGTCAGCGAGTTGATCGGCATGCCGTGTCCGACTACTAGGTCGGGATCGTGGTCTTTCAGGACGGCGGTTTGGTCAGCATCCTCGATTTCAAGGCCGCGGAGGTCAACGCAAATAGGATAGTCCCAGCCTTCGGGCTGAACCTTGCCGCCGGTATAGACCAGGATGTCGAGTTTCGGAAGCGTGCCGGCGTCGGCGCGAAGCTGGAAGGACACGCCCGGAAGACGTGCAGCCTTGGCGGTGATCTGGCGGTATGTGGTGTCGCGTGGCGGGTCGAATTTCGCCGGGCGGATGTTGTGTTTGGCAAGCCACTCCTGTGCCTTGATTGAGGTGAACTGCGGCAGCGAGAAATAGTAGGCCACGTCTACCCGTTTGCCAGGTTGGTCCTTGACTTCGCCAGTGATCTTCCGCACGCCCTCCTCTACGGGCTCGGTCTGGAATGACTCGTGCAGAAAATTTTCGGGCGTAGCGGCCATTTGCGCCCACGATTCCGTAGGCTTTGGCAAGTACTCGTTACGCACGGCGTTATTGGAGTCGTTCGTGTCAGCCATTATTTCACTGCGTATGGACCCAAAAATTGTTGTCCGCCGATCGTCGCAAACTGCCACGGGCCGACCAGGTTATTTGTGTTGTCGATCGGATACGGGCCTATCGCCGTACCGTCCGCCGCGATCGGCCAGGGGCCAACGAAATAGGTGCTGCCGATCGCCTTGACCGGATAGGGTCCGACGTTGGCGGCGGCCTCGATCGTGGAAAGGATGCTCATTGGGCTGCACCTGCCTTTAGATGCCCATTCAATCTTTCCGCCAGGCCCGGAAACATGCGGGCGAACTTCGCCTTGACCGCGCCGGGAGTTTCGGGCGGCGGCGTCTCTGCGTTTTGGTCGCCGCCCTTGTTCGTTTCCAGATTGCCGAGAATGAATTTCAGGTACTCGTCATCGCTCATGCCAAGCGCCTTGGCATTCATGCTCTTCTGGACGTTCCAGTCTTTGCCGCGGCGGGCGTAGACCTCTTGAATGCCCTTCAGTCCAGTGCGAATTGCCGCCTCATCCGCGTTCTGCTCCGCCTCCGGGTCCGAATACGGCATGCCGACCCAGAGAAAATGATAGGCCGGGATCGTCCCGCTGTCCTTCGCCTGCCAGCCGTAAACAATCCTCGCTTCGACGTACCAGGCGCGAAACAGCGGATTCACAACACGCCACGTGTTGTTCGACTGATTGACTTCCACGGCTTTCCAGGAAGTGATAATGTCCAGTCTCCCGCCGGCGAAGTTGTACGACGAAGAATCGCACTTGGCGACGTTCAGCGCCATGCTCATCGGCCGAGCCGCTTCGTTCAGCGTCTCTTTGCTGAACATCTCATAGGTCTGGTTTGGGTGCTTCGCGTCGACTTGCGTGAGGTCGTAGCCGTCGGGCGCAACAACCAGCGAATTGCGGGGCATGTCCATGCGGCCGCTGGGCGCGTCGCTATCGCTGAAGTCGGCCGCGGGTTGATTTGTATGCAAGAAGCCCGCCACGTTGGCCGCGGATTCGGCGGCTGCCACTGTGGCTTTGCGATGCCGCCGGCGGTCCGCAAATAGATCCGTGCTGCTGAACATCTCCGGCATTCCCCGATGCTGATTGGCGCGCTCCGGGTTGTAGAGGTGCAGAATGTACTGGGCCGGCGTCGTATCAAATTTCCAGGTAGGCATAGGGAATACGCCGCCCGGGTGATACTGCAAAATGTCGTAATAGGTCGGGTTGCCCCAGGTATCGAACCAAATCCCGTCGATGCGGTACGGCGTGAGGTACGGGAGCCAGAGCGTATAGCAGCGGTCGCACTCGAACGGCTGGATGTCGAGTTGCACGTCGTTTTTTAGATTTGGATTCTGGCCGATTCGCGCGAAGGCCTCGCCATCGACCACGCGGCCGTAGACCATTTGCCTCAGCTTGCCCGGGAGGTTCACGGCCTCACTCCAGTCGCGCCACCTGGCTTCTACCTCAGTCCCAAAATCCTCGTTATCGTGATCGATTTTGAGCGTGCAGCCCACGCCTACCTCGTAATGGGTGATCGTGCGAACGATCCCGGTCAGCGTCGGGTTGTTTTGGGTTTCATGTCGGCTGCGGTTGCGGGCAATCTGCCGCACGCCCGGGGAGTCGCTGGCGTCGGCGTCAAGCCAGTCGGCGCCTTTCCATTGCCGCGCGTTGTCGGCGTTCGTCTGGGCGATGTCGTAAGACGCCCGTAGTTTTTTCGGCGGTTCCGGCGCGGGCGGGAACAGTCGATCGACAATGCGGTAGAACAGGCCCCTAGCCACTGGCATTTCCCTCCCGGTGCAGAATTCTCAGGCCAGAAAGCCCGTGGCGGGCCGCCTTCTTGGAGGCGAGGTACTTATCGGCCGCGATCTGCTCGGACAAGGAATGGGCGGAGGTTGAGCCCGCCGCGCTCGACACGCTTTGCGCACTTGCGGCGTTTTCTTCAATGGCGCGGGTTAGGCGTTCGCTCTCGTTCATTCCCCCAAAATACAGCCGGCGGGGAACGTGTAAAGAGAATTACCGAGGGAATTGCCAGAATAGCAATGACTTTCGTCTAATCCACCACAGGCTTGGGCGGAATCGGCAAACTCTCGTTTTGGGCGTGCCGACAGAAACGGCACTTCCGCAGCCGCCGCTTGCTGCCAGCGGCCCGCCATGTCGTGGTCACAAGAAAAGCATTCTCCCGTCCGCACTCCGGGCAGGTCGTTTGCGCCCGATCAGCGGCGTTGCCGTTGACCATCTCAGCTATCGGTTTACGAGGTCGCGTCATGGATTATTGATCATCTCGGAAATCGGCCGGCGGCTGCGCTGACCGCTCCGTTGCTTCGGCTCTCCCGCCCCTTGAAGCTCCGCCCCCAGCATCGACGCGCCGACGGCACACCCGACAATGCAGTCGAGCCCCTCGTTTTCCAGGTTGGGCTTCAGCTTCCACTTGGTGCGCCATTTCTGCCGGCGATCGCTGAACACTCTGTCCGGCAACTCGGCCGTCAGGTGGTGCGAGAGCATGTTGTGGTTCGCCTCGACGTTGCCGCGGCTGTCGCGTGTGCCCCAGAGGGTGAAGCTGCCGGGCCGTAGCGGGTCCACGAACAGTTCCTTGTGGACGTGCGACTTGAAATGGTTGGTGTCGATTTGTACGCCCCGCAAGACTCCGGCTTTCGGCGCCGGGGCGCGCCAGTGCCAACCTTGGACGTCGCCAGGGTTGACCTTCCATTCGGCCATGTCGTTTTCGTTCTCCTTCAGGCCGAAACCCTTGGAGGGCATGACGATCGGCAACCGCTCGCGAGGCTGGTTCAGCCGGGCGATCGCCGCACAGACGACGTCGCCTAGGTCGCCCGTGTCGCAGAGGATCCGCTTGATGGCGAACTCTACGCCCGTCAAGGTCCGGTAGGTCCGCTGCATTAGGTCAGGCAGGAACGTATCGAGCGCGGCGGCCAGCATCGTCGCTTCGTTTGCGCCGGCCAGTCCGGGACGGGTGGCCTCGAAGTAGCTTTCAATCGTGGGGTTCGCGTCGTCTTTCGTGTAATAGACTTTGTGCTGCCGGGGCCATGCGCCGTACTCAATGCAACTCCCGGTGAAGTCTTTCGACCATGCGCACACGGCATACCAGAGGTAGGCTTTGCCGGCATCGACGAAGGCAGTCAAGAAGTCCGCTTCCTCGGGGACGATCGTCTCTCGCAGGCCACTGACCTTCTTGGCGATTTCGTCGGCAGTGAGCATCAGGTCTCCGCCGCGGTTCGCGGTCAAAGGCTTGCATTGATACTCGGCTGCGAAGGCCGCGGGCTTGTCTTGCATCTTGTCCATGCAAAATTGCAAGACGGAAAGCGCGCCCATTTTCGGGCCGTCCGGCCATGCCACCTCCGCGCCCAGGTCCATTTGCGTTCGATGGTCCCGATAGAAGCGGGTGGCCTCCAGGGGGTCTCCGTCGATAACCGCCATGCGCGTCTTGAGGGTCCGGTAATCGTCCCATAGTTGCGTGTTGGTTGGGGGCTGCAAGAGCAGGGCCGTGGTGTCGCCACGCCACTCCGGGGACTTGGTACGACTCAAATAATGACAAGCCAAATCGCCGTCAACGATGGGCGTGCAACTCATAACCGCGCACTTCGGCGCGTCGTCTCCGCCGAACAATCCGAGTATGGCCCCGTCGATGGTTTCGATTCTGCCGCGTGTCATGGTCATCGACTTGGCGGATTCATCGTTTTGCACGTCGTCAAGAAGAACGAAGTCCGGTCGGATCGTGGTGCCGTCTCCGGCGGTGGCGTTGGCTCCCCGCACAGACGCGGTAATCGAGCGGGCGAGGATCTTTGTGCCCGATGTGTGGCAGGTGTCGGCCGGCGGGATGCAGGCCAGTTGTAAGGCTTGCGGAGCCTTCACGATTCGCGTTTTGACCCCTGCCCAGTGCTGGCCGTTGGCGCGCTTGCCGTCGTTGTCTAAGTCGCGGAACGGGTTGCAGGCTTCCGGGTACTGCGCGGCGAGGCGCGCGTTCAGCCATAGCTCCTCATGTTGGCTCTTGATGATGTCCCGACTGCGCTCCGCCTCGGCTGCCACAATGAATCCGAACCGCTTGACCCCGTTTAGGATCGCCCAGAGCATCATGCGGGCAAAGATGCTCGTCTTGCCGCCGCCGCGCCACATAGCTTTCGCGTACTGGCCGCCGGTGGTAATGATCTCCTGACACTTGCCGATCAGGATTCGGTGATCGTGGCAGAACGGGAAGCGGAAGACCTGCGGGAACGCCTCACGCAGGAACTTCTCGGCGTCTTGCTTCCAAGCCTCCCGCAAGGTCGGGTCTTGCGGCTCCCAGACGTAGCGTGGATTGATGGAGAGGTCGCGTGCGTCGTGAGTCTTGGCGTGATGATAGGCCCCCTGCGCCCGCGTCGTGGCGTTCGGATCGGGGGCCTTGGCCAGCTTCTTGGCATCGCGCGGGAGTTCCGCGAGGTGCTTTTGCTTGGCGCGGAGTTCTTCGGGGGTGGGCATGTCACGGGCTCGGAGCCTTTGATCTTCGCTTTGGCTTGGCGGGGGCGTCGGACATGACCGGGGATAGGCCGGCGTCGGCGGCGCGCTGGAGGATGACGGCCACGTATGCCGGGCGGCTCTGGTTATGAATCAAATATTTTGCGAATT